ACTGGATTTTTTATAACTCTCATGCGGCACTCCACCCACTAACTGTTTCCAAATTATCGTCTACGTCATATGTAAGTGTCTTAGCGTACGCTGTACTCCCTATAGTTTTAGTTATTGTTGTAAGGTTGTCGCTTGTATAAGCTAGGACTAGAGATGGGTTATTACCAGAAGTAGGTAATGTATTTGCAGATACAACCCCTAAATTACCGCTAGAATCAGCTACCAACCTTACGATAGATGCTGTATCAGACGTATCGGAATGACCTATCAAAGCAGGGAATTGGTTTGCGTCCTGCACTGCTGCAATGTTAGACATTCAAATACCTTCCTTTATCATCTCTCTTTTGTTCTAAACTGTTGATGTTTTGCTGTACTGTCTTGGTTTTAAGGGGTGCTGGCATTGGTACTTTGTTAATAAGTAAATATTTAACATCCTCCTTTCCCTGTGTTTCTACAAGTTCTGCTTGTAAACCTCTTACAGCAAATACCTGTGCCAAATCGTTCTCAAAACCGGACTGAGCTTCCCAAGTTTCCGCTGGATCGAATATGAACGTGTATCTTATAGCTACTTTCATAACACCATCCTTTTATGAGCTAAAGCAACAGCCCCATGACTATAGTCTTTCTTCTTGCCTTTTTTAGCTTCACTAAGTGCCGCTGATACAATCCTTTGTTTATTTATTTTCTGGAACATTACCACCTCCAATAGGTAATTTGTTTATCAAATCCTGTGTCTGGATCTCGTCTGATGATAATTGAATACCAGCTTGAGCTGCTAACTGAGACTTACCTTGTGGGGGAAGATCTTTAAAAGAAATGCTTTTTGATGGCCCTTTTTCTGGTGTCTGTTCTTTAGACTTATCCAACATCCCAGATTCTTTTAATACCTCAAGCGTACCTAGTTTAGTGCTATCTACCATCTTTTGATCTGCCTCTGGCCCCACCACACCCGCATCTTTCATAGCTTGTAGTACAGCAATCTGTATTTGCTTTAACTGCTCCTCATTTATAGGCGCAGTTTGTGTCCCACTGTCCATAGCCTCCACGACATCTTGCGTATTACCAAATTGGTAACTATCAAGAAGCGATCTGACAATTACTTTCAAAGCGGCTTGACTAACAAGTCCTTGTTCAATAAGTGGTGCAAAAAAAGCTATTATCTGTTGCAAGGTTTCTTTCCTACCCTCTTGTGTAAATCCTAAACCAGACTGAACTTCTATATCTACAACGTGTTCAGAACTAATAACAACGGGTTGTCGTTTAAACTCTTTATTTACCTTCTTATACGCCTCAAAACCCTTTCTACCTATTATGTCAAAGTATGAAGGTTCTCCCTGATCCATCATATTTACTGTTTGTGGTTTAATAAAATACTCGTCTGCATATTCAAGCATACATTGAGCTACCTGTTTAACTGTTTTCTTTAATTGATTAGAAGCGATTTTTAAATTAGCGTATTCGGTATTTTTTACAGACTCTATAGCGACCCCACTTTTAACACCTTGGGGCAATGCTCCAAGTGCTGATGTTGATGCTCCCTGCTCCTCAATAACCTTTTCCATGAACTGCATCAAATCAAATATACCGGGTGGAACATTAGCCATTTTACCTTGTACAGGGGGTGTACTCTCATACTCAAGCTTCTGTCCTCCCGGTATATTCGTTATTTGAAAGTCTTCACCTTTTCTTGTCATCCAAGTTCCCGTAACCATTGTATTAGCCCACTTCTCAACTCTAGTTGCTAATATGTCTAATGTTTTATTTGCGGGAATAAAATTCTCTATAATAGCCTTCTGATAGATGGGGCCGGGTTCAAACCTAAAATCAATAAATGGGTATCTTTTGAGATTAGCATACTCATCCATCAACGTAATACCACCAGCCGCGAACGTGTGTCTTATCATCACATCGCCAATCTTCTTACCTTCCATAGCCCCCGTCTTTTCTGCCATCTTTGAAATCTCAGGGTAATTGTTTTTATTCAAATAGACCTTCATGTACGCCTCTTTTTGTATAAGCGTAGCCGCACTATCCGATTCCCTACCTAAACCAAACCTAGACCTCATGTAAGCATCTTTGATCTCACTTGAAGCATACTTGTTATCGGGTGTTATTTTAGACAAAGCCTCTACATCAAAATTCTCATTAGCTTTTATCTCACTGATTAGCTTGGGAGAGCATTTAACAACAAACGGACAATCCTGAATATCTGTTCTATCCCCTAGTAGCGCAATATCAAAAGCATCATACACTTGGGTTCGTATCTTCTCCTCCACAGCATCAGGCCACACCTGTAGATAGGAGACACCATGTTTAGCAGACAGTAACATCATTAGGACTATCTTTTCCCATAGTTCCTGATTACTCCATTCATCTTTAATCCAATGACCCTCTTTTTTAGCAATATCTTTAGACATCTTAAGAGCCATCTGATAGTCTTCCTTGCTTTTGTAATTAAGCGAGGTTACATCTTCTGGATAGACTACAGGTACATAGTCGGGGCCTAATAAAAGATTAACTATGCCTCTAAGCTGTCTACTTGCCTTTGGGATAGCTCTTACAGGAGCGTTAAGTGTTGCGTCTACATTATTTGTAATCTTACCTGTGAGTCTATTAACAGCTCTAAAATGGTAGCCATCATCGAAAAAGTTGTTGTCATACCATTTACGCTCGAACGCTTTACGCCTCCAAGATGCCAACTCCACCATAGCGTCTATCTCTATACCTATAGACGATGTTGGTATAAATTTATTGTAAATATTATCTGCCATTTATTATCCACTCACGGTTTCTGTTTGCTCAACAGGTGCTTCCTTTATAGCGTTTAAAAACTCCTTATCCGATGCTTGTTCTAATTCTACTTCCGTTGGTTCAGTTTGTACAAATTCTTCAGCAACACTAGATTCTTTGGTATTAACCCTGTAATCAGTTAAATCTTTAGCCATAACCTTTTTGTGTAGATCGGATATTGTGTCCTCCCTTTCAGCAACCATTCTTTCTAATTCCTTAATTATATTGCGTAATACCTCTGCGTTGTCTGACATATCCTTTTTGTAAAGAAGCATGGTACCCACCATAGATAGGCAAAACAGTCCCATAACCATCAAAGACGCTAAACTAACCGACATAAGACCTCCAGAAATCATTCAATTTCCTTTTTGTTCTCCCAATACTCATTGTAAGGGTTAGGAAAACATAAATCCTCTACAAAAAAGAACTTAGAATTTGGATGTTCAAAAAATGGATAGTCTTTCTTTATGATTTTAATATACACAGGAACTTCTTTATATTCTATAGCTAAATTGTCTTCTTCATCTGTGCCTATAACGTGTAGGTTATCTAATACTGACCAAAATGTGGATTTACCAGATTCAGTATAGTGTCTTTTTAACACTCCAAGTTCAATCTTATTAGCTACAAGTATGGGATCACTCATCTCTATAATTTGTTTACCAACGTCACCTAGAACCATAAAGGAAATAGACGATCTTTCTAGTACGTCCTGCATAAAAAACAAGGCCTCTTTCAAGTCCTCGTGGGGTATATTGCTTTTAACAATAGGTGTTTCTTCAACTACAGGCTGTACGTATATTGGTTGTTTAGATATATTCGATATCATCGATGGACTGAGATTCATAATAACCTTTTATTGCTCTCTGATAATCTGCACGAATTGGTGTCATCGCTGGTCTAATTTCTGGCCTTACCTCATGTAATTCCCATACAGCCAGCGCATGAGCTATGACAATATCGTCATGAAAACCTTGCCTTGCATTATACATTACTTTACCATTTCTTGAAATATCATAACTAAAATTATCGAATTCGTATAAAGTTTCCTGCATATTTATGAATCTACACTTACCCTGCTCAATCCAAATAGATAGTTTTTCAATCAATTCCTTCTTTGATTCGTTTGTTATTTTAAAAGGATTTATTGACATACCAGATCTGATTAAATCATCAGATATAGGATCACCAATACCAGTAGCATCTATAGTAACCAATGCATTGTTGTAATATCTAGCAATCTCTGCAATACGTTTTTTTTGAAACGGCCATTCTAATATTTGAAACCTGTCCTGATAAACCTGCTGATTAGTCTTGCGATCATATATAGCAATGACTGTATAGTCTTGTACTTTGGCTAAATCAACACCCATAGAATAAAGATGTCCGGGCATTGGTTGTAAAGGTACTGACGTAGCTGCTGATCTAACATTTCTAAACACCGAACCTTCTGTTTCTAAGAACTCGCACATCCACTCCTGATTAAATAAAGACGCAGACATGGTTTCACGAGATTTCTGTAATTGATCCTTAGTTACAATACCGCTATCAGTAGCTTTTAATAACCATGATTTCCACTCATCATCGGGTATTTGTCCTCGTTGATATAGTTCAAACAACTTCATTTTTCCTTTAGGTGTACCAACAAACCATGTCCAACCACCGTTAGCACGAATAATAGGCTCAACAATAGGCCACACATCGTCTTTCATTGAATCGTATTCGTCTAATACCATACCAAATGGCCCAGCACCTCGCAGCCTATCTGCGTTGTCTGTACCAATAAGCTGATAAATTGATCCATTCTTAAAAGTAACAACCATTTCGGCCTCGTTTTTCTTTTCTATCAACTGTTCAGGAATATTACCGAAAAGCATATTCTTATCACGCCATATTGAATTCTTAGCCTCTGTGTATGTAGGAAATAAATGCCAGTAAACACCGGGTCTAATGTGTGCTTGTTTTACTATTTCGTTGATTGCTGTTGTGGTCTTCCTTGCTCTACGATGCCAAATTAAGACTTTAAATCTATGATTATCTTTCCACAACACTTCCGATTGGTGCGGCATCATCCTCTCTGGGTTTGGATACTTTAGTGTCATTTGCCTCCTTTGGAATAAATCCTATACCTGCCAATACCTGCATCTGTAATGGCGCACCGTCTTTACCTGTTAATTCAAGCTTCTGCGTGTCTTCCAACAGCGCACCTTCTCCCATTAGTCTAAATACAATCTTCATCCATTCAGGATTGTTGTTAGTGGCTAACTTCTTAACAGCAGTGTCAAATAGCAACGCTGGAGTTATACCTCTACTGTCTGCGTGAATTCTGAGGGAATTCTTTACCTTTCTTAAGTTACCGTGTCCTATAACTGCCGCAGAATTAATTTTCGTGGTGTTATACACCTTTAAAGCTGATTTAGTAGCATTGTAATAAGTATCCTTGTTACTCTTGTCAAAATAATAATCGCACCAAGTTTCAAATTTTGTCTTTTCTAATTGCCTTACTGTTACTGGAGCCAATAATTTTATTTCTTGAACTTTAGATGGCATCTGGGACATTCTATTTCTTCATCCTCCTTTTTTTCTTTAAGTTCTTCTTTACTCTCATCCTCTCCAATACCGCTAATATTTTCAAGGAACTTCTTTAGATCTGTAGAATTAAAAGTATCTACTGTAAACATCTCTAAATCCAACCCTATTGTATTTGAAACCATCTCCGCTAGATCATCTATTTCCCAATCACCTAAACTATCGTTATCTGATAATATGTACGCTGTCTCTAACTCCCCTTGTTTCGTATCTACAACTGACACCCATATATCCTCTATACCCATTTCCTTGTAAACTCGTACTCTCATATTCCCACCTAATACCTTATTATTTTGATCTATAATCACTGGTTTATACATTCCGAGCATTTGAATCTGCTTCTTTAGTCGCTCGTAATTCTCGGACTTTATACTTCTTGGGTTCTCAGGATTCACCACAAGCTGATCCATCTTCCTCATTGCTACTACTGTTGTTGGTATCTCACTCATTTTATTCTCCTATACTTCATTAGCACTTGAAACTTTATACATTTTACCAAACGTCTTCTTGGCTACGTTGTCGTCCATTATTTCTAACCAATTAACATTGCGTTTGTTAATCAATATTAGTCTACCATCTGCAAGCTTAATATGTGTGAATTCGTTTTCTTTTACACCTACTACATCAAAGAATGTAGCCTTTTCTCCTGATACAAAATGTATTATCTGTGTATTTTTCATATCCGCATATTTACCGCAGGTTTACCACTCCCCTACCCCAAATTACCGTGCGGGAATCGTTTTCTGCTCTCATAGACCCCCGTTTAAAGGCAGATAGTGATACGTACACGGTAGGGTAGGGGAGTCCTCATTATTACCGCACTATCTCTTTAAACTTATAAAACACGGCTTGTCGCTCTCTAACATTCTTCTTAAACAACCACGTATCTCATCTACCTGCATTGTCTTAGGCCAAAATTGTTGAATGTTATCCAATCCATTCAAATAGTATTTGACGTCCAGCGCACTATGACTAAAACCGTCTTCTTTGTAATCGTTGTTTCTCCCACCACCTACAAGTTTTACTGGTATAGATTCATGATCTACATAAGTTCTTAATGTTTCAAAAGGTCTGAATACCAGAAATGGAGTTATTGAATAAACAAACACTGTCTTCCCTGCTAACGTCATTCCTACCGCTACATCCATAGTAGCTTGCTCAGTTGCCCCTGTGTTTGTGAATTGATCCGGAAAATCATCTCTTATTGCGTCCCACATTCCAAAACCTAAATCTGCTGTTAAAAGATGCGCATTGGGATTAGCCATCAATGCATCATAAAGTAACCACGCAAATATACCTCTCTGACTATTGTATGGTTTAGCGGGTTTCATTAGTCCTTACCAATCCAACTAAATACGACTGTCCCCACTCTCCAACTACTTTCCACATATCTCTATCTTCTTCCAACACTTCATCATATAACCAATGAAAAAGCCTAGGTATATGTAGTGGGGGAGTACAAT